GAAGTGGCTCGTAAGCGACGAACTATAAACATTTCCACACATAAATAACTTCTTTATTTTTTTTTCCACCCATCTGTTGCTTGAGTTCCATACTCAGGTCATCGTCGCATTTTTCACCCCCATAACTTAAATATTTTTGATAAAGTGTATCACTAATATTAATACATATATAACCCGGTCGCTTAATATGCGTTTTACATTTTTTAATCAAAGGAATTAAGAAATTCTTATAATAACTTGCTTCTGTGTCAAAGAGGGGCATATGTGAATATTTTTCAATATTTAAATATGGTGGGGACGTAATAACCAGGTCATACTTAATCGCACTGAAATCAGCGTCTAGACAACTTTCATATAACATTTTACTCTTAGTTTCGTCCAAATCAAGCGTATGTATCATTTCATCATAGTTTTTTTTAAGATTAGTATTAGTATCAATCCCGGTATATTCTAAATCTAAACTTCTTGCTCCCAATAATCTACCACCCCAACCAGCACACGGATCTAATACAGCAGTTGCTTTAAAATGAGAGCATAAATATTTAGTAGTAAACGATTTGAAAAATACCACAGATCCCCGGCATAGACGGTAACATTCAAATATATCTACTGACGTAAGATACGCCTTCTTTTCGTTACGGTTTAGTTTGATGGCATAATCTATCCATTTCTTACTTAATTGTTCATCTGATAAAATCTCATCCATCGTTTTATAATTTTTAATATCGCGGCGCGTTTTTAACAATTCCTCAAACTGAAAATGATACAAAATTTTATTGCCTACAAAAGTCCTTTTATTCTTGTCAACTGGGTAATTTTTTATTTTACCCCACTCCTTAATTAATTCATTAGTATTTAGTTTTTTTAAATCTAAAAGTTGTTGGAATGTTAGGACATTGTATCGCGGATCTGCTTTTGTAATACAGTTTTCATTTACGGTAAATCTCGGAGGAATAGGATTTAAATCCATCATATACTGTGCTATTATTATCTATTAAAATAATCAAATTTATAAATATTTATTAAATTATTATTATTATGTTACAAGCTTCCTATGTCTGTAATAAAAAATTTAATAATGTGTATGTAAAAACTCTTTTACTTTTTGAAGTGCTTTAGCTCTATGGGATATAATATTTTTTTTAGCAGCGGACAATTCGGCGAATGTTTCAATTTCTCCATCTGGTAAAAATATTGCGTCGAAACCAAAACCATTTTCACCTCGCTGTTTGATAATAGTTCCATGGCAACGTCCTATAAATAATATAGGTTCGGAACCAGTTTCATCAGAATAGGCTAATATACATTGAGCATAGGCACTTTTATCTTCGTATGCTTCCAGTAAATTATTTAGTCCAATAAGACCTATTTTTTTAAAAAACCACTTAATATACACTCCTGGTAAACCACCCAAAGCATTAAAACAAAGCGATGTGTCCTCTGTTAAAACACGTCCTTGTATTTCATTAGAAGCTATTCTACATTTTTCCTTCGCGACAAATTCTGGTTCGCCTTGTAATTCAGGCAAATCAAGTTTTTTATTAACTATATTTAAATTATTCATACTTTTATTAATTAAAATCTCCTTCACCTCCCTTAATTTATTTATATTTCCTGTTACAAAGGTAATAGTTCGCATATCCGCAGGTTTATTCATTATATATTTATTATTATAAATTAACTTAAAATAAAAAATATTTATTGCTACATAAAAGTTAGGGTTTAAGACGCTTGGCGGTCTTCTTCTATTAACGTATCCTAATATATTAGAGAGGATACCATTGATATTTCAACGTATGACTTTTAATAATATTAAATATTAATTTTATTATGAGTAAAAAATGCGTTGGTATTTAAAATATTTTTATTTAACATAGAAATAATTAATTCCTTATAACTTCCAGAATTTAATTTAAAATTTAAACCGTGTTTATATACTATTATATCTTTTACTTTATTAGTATCTTCGCATAAATAATAAGTATTCCAATAAATTTTATTTTTGAGTATTTCTATTATTTGTTGTTCTAATTCTTCGGTAAAATCTATATATTCGATACATGGAAATTTAGGTATAATATGTATATGATTACTATCAACGGTAAGTAAAGATTTATGATGAATATACCCCCTATATATATTATTATTATACATTGTATATAAACCCGCGGCATCTATATTTCTTGTAATTTCTACTAATGGAGAAGGTGTTTCAATATAAAATGCTTTTGAAGTTCTAATAATTTCTTTTAAAAGAAAATCAGGATTTTGGATATCCTCTAAAACATGCCTACAATAAATAAAATCAAAAAAATTATCAGAAAAGGGAATGGCGTCTTTATCAATATCAATATTGATAACAGTTTTATCAACTCCCCAATCTTGATTATCTATAAAATAATTCGCTAAAGGAAAAGGTTCCGTACCTGGTCCTATTTCTAAAATATTCTGTGAATTTTTAAATTTTTCACATAATACCTTAGTTATTTCTTTGTTTGTAAACCAATACTTATTCATATATATATATACTATATAAAAAAATATAATTCTAATTTATTTAATTAAATGTCTATAGTATTGTTTATGGAATAAATGTCACTCGGCAAATGTTATCTGCCACACCGAATGTTGATTTAGCTACTTTGTAGAACGGGTCATCATGAACTGCCGTCGCGGAGTCCGGGTCGATTGCCATAACAGTCTCATGAAACCACGCGTTCTTAAAAATACTGTTTTTATTAGCGTCATAACTGTGCATGGGGTGGTCCTCGTAGTAATTAAACCAACCAGTTTTTTCCTCCAAACTTGCGGTCGCCTCGGACTTAAGAATATCACCAATACCATCAGAAGTCAACGATATCGGACCAGTAATGACGAACTGGTCACTATACGATGGAACCGCTGCCCATGGAGCATTCTGACTATCACCCATATTAGACCAAGATGCCAACTCAGTTTTAATAGCAAAGCGATACCCCCATGCGCACCCTGAAAGGTCCATCAGATTAAACATCTTGGGGGTGTAGATTAGTTTTAGATTAGTTGCGATAGATCCCCGAACATCAGAGACATAATACCGATGCTTACCGTGTAGAGGAGTAGGAGGTTCATGGTGTTCTACCGCGTCATCTACTGAAATAGAATGTATAAGATGCCCCCCCGAGCGAACCGAACCAGGAGCATCCGCATAAATAGTTTTCATTCCAATCGCCGACATAGCACGGAATGTATCTTCGCTAATTCCATTAATACCAGACTGAGAATAAACGGTATCATTGTGAATCATCATGGAGTCACCCACGTTATACATACGGGCCTTCCATACGCCCTCTACCTCAACGCATGCCACCAAGATAAGCGTCGTTCCTCCACTAGATGTTACAATACTTCCACCTGGTTTAGACCAGAGAACATCAATGTCATTTCCATCCGCGTCTGTGAGTTTCCGCCAACCATTACGAATAAAGAACTCGTCTTTTGCCGACTCAATTTTACGCTGAATATTGGCGAATAGTTCTTTACCAATTTCAGGGTTATCATATAGTTGGGCAATCGTATCCGCGTCCAATGAATTTAGAATATCGTGACCAGTTTGGGCAACGAGTCCTCCCGCATCACAGCGCTGGTAACCGATTTTGCTCCCATGACCATCCAACACCCACATCATTTTTACAGACCTCCCATCCGCGGTTGTTTTTTCCAACTTGCCGGTGCGATCTTGCTGGTATGTGTTTCCCTCGCCCTGAATTGCGTTAATAACAAACATTGGAATTTCTATTGGGTTTTTGAAACGATTATGACTAATTTAGAAGTTAGAATTCTGAATTAATCAAATTTTTTGATGAAAGGGGTTATTCCATTAGAATTTCTCATAAAAATTATATACTATTATTTAAAATAGTTATGGTATTTGCGAGTAATTCATAACGTTTATCTAAAATATTACAATGAAATTCCAAATCACTAATATGTTTTTTTATATTAATTGATCGCCACCCATTAAAGTATTTATTTTTATGTTTGGCTAATTTTTTATTAATTATATTAAGATCGCATTTAATATTCAGTATTATTTCATGAATTGCTTCCAAACAACTATCAATACTTCTAGATTTTAAAGCGGATTCATTTAAAGAAGCACAAGTAGTTTCTATAGTTTTAAGTTTATTTTCTATATCTAATTCTTTAATAAGTTTCTCAACATTTTTAGAATAGTAATATATACTACTCAATGATGTATATATATTTGTAGTGGAATCATTAATTGCCTTAGATACGAGGTGTTTACCAATAGTCATGGTTATTAATTGACCAGCAACATACAGCGCCATATATAGTATGGATATTTTAATATTTACAATTAAATTTAAACAATTATAAAAAATTTGATTTTTTAATATTGTGATATTTACAATTAAAAATGTCTAGTGCTAAAAAAATTCTTACAAAGCTATCGGCGATTGAGTCTAAACTGGATGAGGTGTTGTCCAGATTGACCAAATTGGAGACATCGGGAGGTGTAAATTCTAAAACTATTGGTACAACTCCTTCCGACGTAAAAGTAGGTAAGGTTCTTATTACAGAATATGATAACTATATTCTTATTACCGGCGATACATTTGATATCCGCAATGATTTTAAGGTGTATCGTGGTAAATGGGATGGGGACAGTAAGGGATGGAAGATTATGAAGAGTAATCTGTCGGATTATGAAAATTTTAAAGACGAACTTAAGAAAAAGAGCACAACACTCCAGGTGTCTAAAGGTAAAATTTCAAAATCGTCTAACGTGGTAAATAATGATTCTGGGGGTGGCGGAGCGTCCGGATCATGTATGATTTCGGATTCAAGTGATTCTGATAGTGAATAAACATTATAAATATTAATATAAATATTAATATAAATATAATTAAGTATTATAATTAAGTATATGAAACGATTTATAAAACGTAAATTAAAACATAAATTAAAAAGAAGTAGAGTTTTGAAAAATCCTTTATTTTTTTCAATTACAACTTGTAAATTTTGCTATGGTTTATCTCATGCTACCGAAAAATTATATAATGTATGTGAGTGCGACGGTTCGTTAAAATGGTGCCACAAGGATTGTTTATATGAATGGATCAAATATAAATATTATGATAAATCTAAATGTGACATTTGTGCGACGTCATACGTTATTCCCGATTTACCACCTACCAAATCGTTTATAATTAAAATTTAATAAATTATTTTATTATAAGATGGAAGAATATGCAAACGAAATATTAAGTGGATTATGGTTAGGCAATATATTAGATGCTAAAAATAAAGAGTTTATTAATAGTTTAGATATGGTAATTAATTGTTCTAAAGATATACCTTTTTTATCCAAAAATACTAAAAATATTAGAATACCCATTGATGACAATTTAGAAGAAAAAGAAATTAAAAACTTATTTAAATTTTTACCAAAAGTAACAAGTTACATTCATTCAGCCCTTAATAATAATAAAAATATTTTAGTTCATTGTTATGCTGGAAAACAAAGATCCGCGAGTGTTATAGTGGCATATTTAATTCGCTATTTGAATATTTCTTTAGAAAAGGCTATTTTATTAGTCAAATCAAAAAGAATAATTATTTTCACCCCTTGTATAAATTTTAAGCGGGCATTATTGAAATTTGAAAAGGAATTCCGTAAAAAATAAACATGTTTTACTTTAAAATATGTTATTTTTATAATATTATTGTGTTTACTACAGTTTTATTTAATATTAATTTTACTATCAAATATCAACTGCCTAATTAGAAGGTCTATAATAAATAATATAATTCCAAAAGTTATCTATTAAATCATATAGAGCATCTGGTCCATCTGTTAATTTTCCGGATAAATAATTTATTACTTCGGCAGAACTAGCATATGAGCCTCTTTCTGCGCCACCTTGCTCAGGTAACCATATAAACTTTAAATAAATAAATAACCATACCCATGTCTGACAATGGGCATCTTTACCAGAGTGTTGTAAATTTTTAGTATTTACAATTTTAAATGTACAATCAGGAAAAAGTTTTGCTACGGATTGACATACACATAGATGTTCGATATTTTCGGTTGCACACGATGTTCTTCCAGTCATCTCCAATCGTCGCCCTCCCGTCTTCCTTAAACTCTTTAGTCGGTCAACATCAGGTACGGCATCAGCGCCACCGGAGTCAAAAAACTCTACAAGTTTTATTCTTGGATAATAGAGCGCTATTGTAAAGTGCCCGGGTAACCCTATTTTAATTACATACACATTTCCCTCCTCCCCTCCTCTTTTGCGGCGCGCATCTTCAAGGATAATACTGGTACGGTTGTTCAAAAATGAGCTTTTATTTATTGCCCCAAAACATACAGTCTCACCTTCATCATCCATTTTGGTAGTGATACTTATTAGCTCCATATTGTCCTGTTGCTCATCGGAATAACCCGTATTAGCTAAACGAGTCTTGTAAAGTCTGTCGGTGTCTATCTCGTGTTCGTCGTGTTCTTCATGTTCATCATGTTCTTCATCCTCTTCGTCGTCGTCCTCTAATTTAGGCATTATCTCTAAATCAATAGCACTTGGTGTTTCTCCACTCCATATTCCAGTATCATCTTGTTCAAACCCCTCATGTATCTTTAATAACGGGTTTCTACTTAATAATATCTTTGCCCTATTAGTAATCTGATAAATCATTTGCTCCCATTTTATAGCATGCCCCCCCATATCTTGAATTGTAGTTCTGCCAGTTATTTCAACGTCAGTAACCTCCCGCCCCACTTCCTCAGCAATACGTCTACTATCACCAACAGCAGCTACATCGGTAGTTACCTCCTCTCTCATGGGTGACATTCTCATCAATCTCTTCCCTTCTACAGGCTTTTTGGGGTCA